AAGGACCTGTTTGCTGATCCTTTGGCAAACTATCTTGAATCTTCCTAGTTAGTACTAATGCTGCTTCTGCAGCAGCTAATCCCTGCGACTTAACAGCAATATCGATAAGCTGCACAAGCACTTGGGCCTCATTGACCGTAAACGAAACATTAATGTTATTCATATTTAATATATATTAATTACAGTATTATATACACATTTAAACCTGTTTTCTACTTTTTTCTAAAAAAAAATCAAGATTCAGGTACAGGATGGATAGCTGATTTTAAATCATATAGTTTTTTAACAATTTCTTGTTCATTTGACCTATGACATTCGCCGCAAGAATTAGGTCTATTCACTTTATAATAATGAGTAATAAAACCAGAAACAGGAACTATATTAATATTTTTAGAATATTTTAAATCCCACCAAGTTAAAAATTCATCATAATTTTCAATATCTTCTCTAAAAAATATTCCATTTTGAGGTATTAGATCTGAATGAACTAAAGTTGACCAAGTTCCAAAATTCAAATGAGTTGACCTCATTGAAGTCGTGACAGTTCCTGTAAAACCTTCTCCAAACTGTTCATCAGTTTGATTAACAACCCTCCAAACCCCTTCTGAAAATATTTTTAATTTATAATCTCCATAAACGATAGGTTGGCTTGGAGATACATGCGGCAAAAGTCCAGATATTCTTTCTGGCCCCATTTCATCATCTGCGTCCATAAAACATAAAACAGGATAATCGTTTTTATAATCTAAACTCAATAAACAAGCTCTATTTTTTGCTTTACCTATAATAGAAGACTCTTCACTAAATTTTTGATAGACAACTAAATCAGCAGAAGTGTCTAATTTAAAATTATTAATTATTTCTTCAGTATTATCAGTACTAGCATCATCACAAAAAATCAACATCCATTTATATCCATTCAAAGCAACCTCAACAGAAGATAAACAACTATTAAGATATTCGCCGCAATTTTTAGAAGTTATTAATACTTGAATACCTGTCGAATTATCCATTATTTATTTCTCCATTGCTGCCAGAATGAGTTGTTCGCTTGCATTTGGTCGTAAGTAAATTCTTCAAATCTCTTATCAGCAAAACCTTTTCTTATGCCAGTTAATTTTATAACTATTTTTTTAGGTATATCACCAGATATTTTTATTTTAATATCGCTATCTATTACTTCTAAACCGCATAAACATGGCTCTGTTGTCGTATAAGAAATAGGCTCTATTGAATTCTTCTCACATATATAAACATATTCTTTATCAATCGGAACACTAAATTCTTTTTCCCCATCAGGATAGACAACCACTATATCATCAAATCTAACATCCGGCATCTCAACACAATTTAACCCAATATAAATATTATTTTTTAAACCCTTAACTATAGCATATTTAGATGCAGAGCTACCATCTACACCACTCGTCCCAGAACTTCCTGAAGACCCACTACTTCCTGAAGATCCACTAGTTCCAGACGCTCCATTAACTCCAGAACTTCCAGAAGATCCACTACTTCCTGAAGATCCACTAGTTCCAGATGCTCCATTGACTCCACTACTTCCACTACTTCCAGAAGATCCACTAGTTCCAGACGCTCCATTAACTCCAGAACTTCCAGAAGATCCACTACTTCCTGAAGATCCACTAGTTCCAGACGCTCCATTAACTCCAGAACTTCCAGAAGATCCACTACTTCCTGAAGTTCCTGAATTACCACTGCTTCCAGAAGTTCCAGAAGACCCAGAAGATCCACTACTTCCAGAAGTTCCTGAATTACCACTGCTTCCAGAAGTTCCAGAAGACCCAGAAGATCCACTACTTCCAGAAGTTCCTGAATTACCACTGCTTCCAGAAGTTCCAGAAGATCCGCTAGTACCATTTACTGCGGCTACTTCTATTACATTTCCAGAAGAGTCAACCGCTAAATGATAAGCTGATGTTCCTGTAAAAGTCCCAGATCCATAAGAGTTTAATTGCAAAGCTCCGGTACTAATCGTAACTACTAATTTATTATTACTGCTACCATCAGTGATTTCAAGATTTCCGCTATTTAATGATATTTCATATGTGCCAATAGAATATAATTGACTTTGCTTGTAGTTTGTCCAAGTTGAATAACCAACTCTAATTACTCCATCCACATGAAGTTTTTCAGTGGCGCTGGTAAGACCTATAGCAACGTTATTATTACTACCAATCCTCATTGTTTCTGATCCTCCAGTAAGAAATCTTAAATAACCCCCACTACTAGTACTTCTATTATAACTTTGAATTGCTCCCCCAGAAGACTCAGAGAAAAACTCTATGTCTGTATTTGTACTGTATTTTATAACTAAATCTCCATTTGGATTATTAGTTCCTATACCTACTCTACCATTTTCTTGTACTCTAAATAATTCTACTCCTGATTTAGCAGCGTCTTTTTGAACAATAAATGCTTTTGTTGTATCATTAGCATTATCATCTATGCTTACATACACACTGCCAGCACTTCTCAGGTATAAAGCGTTAGCAGATGATTCGCTAGCAAGAATACTCAGGTCATAATTATTATCTCTAATCATGCCCATATATGGGCCACCCATATAAACTGCTCCACCGGTTGTCCCATTACCAACAGTTAATTCATCGTTAGTGAAATCCCAGCTTAAATTAGCATCGTACCCTAAACTATAAGCTGCATCCCAAACAGTTACCTTGCCAGTAGCACCTGCGCCATAAGGAATAATAGAAGGTGTTCTGGTTATTAACGTGCCTGACGTAGGCTCAGATACGGTAGTGGCGCTATTTGTCCAAGTGTCATTAACATCAGTAATAACTTCATAAAACGAACCTGTTCCAGTAAATGAGTTAAATGCACCATAAAATACATATTCTGTTACAGATGTTTGAACAATTCTTATAACTGAAGGAGAATTAGTATTACCTCCCAAAGCAATATTTCTTTGCGCTAAGGCAGATCCGTAAAAACTTCCACCATCAACGCCAGTTCCGCTTTGACTTGAGCTATTATTAGATGTCCTAAAGAAAACTTCTACTACTGTATTTTGACCTTCATTAGCATTATAGCCGCTAGCACTTACAATCTTTAAATATAAATTTCTGCCGGACTGAGCTGTGTTCAAGGTGCCTATTTTAACATAAGAAGCAGATCCTCCAGTATTAGGCAAATTATACTTTCTAGCTAAATTAGGAGAATAAACTTCTCCTGCAACATGTAATTTATAATCCGGGCTTGCAGTACCTATACCAATTCGGTCTGTGCTTGCGTCGGAATATAGTAAGGCTGTATCTGTATCTCCTTCGACCCAGAAATCTACGTTGTTTCCTGCGTTGTTAACTATAACATTTGCTCCTATGGTCAATTTCTCCGATCCACTTTGAGCAAACATCTTAATATTATCGCCTGTCCCAGCCCTTAAACAAATATCATCAAATGCATAAAGGTCAATTTGCCTGCCCCTTAGCTCAGTGACATCTGTTGTGACTCCAGTGATATTACTTATGGTTAATTTACTAAGCTTATGCTCAACATCGCCGCTAAGAACTATTTCGCCGTTAACATTTGTGTCGCCATTTACATTCAATTTGTAAGAGCCCGGACTTACAGTCCCTATTCCAACATTATTCGTGCTTGCAGACGTATCAATTGTAATCCCCGGTGTATCAGTTAAAATATTCCATCTATAATTACCGATCCTGACTTTATTAGCAGAGTCAGTTGCTATTAAGCCTAAGTAGCCATTATTAGCCGCATTAGGCGTAATTATTTCAGTCTGACTTGGGAAAACGATTTCATTACCCCCAAAACTACCACTTGTATTACCTGATACATCAACGCCAATTGCAATACCCCTAGTGGCTGCAGAAGTTCCTATTTGTAAAACCCGATAAGTAGAGCTATACCCAAAATAACTCTCTCTAGCAAAATTAATTCCGTTATTACCTATTGTATTCCAAGTGTTTTGAGATGAATTTAAAAACGTAGCACCATAAACTGTCGCTCCTGTGGATACTGTTTCAATTTTAATTGCATTATCATAATATAGTTTAACAGAACCATTTGAAGTGGCCCTCACCATATACTCTGAACCACCAGAACTTAATATCCCGGCTTCACCTCCACATAACCAAGCATTACTTGGGCCATTTTGATTTATAAATATCTGCCCTACACTGGTATCTATATACGCATTAGTTCCGTTATGATAAATTTGTATATTACTATTAACAACTAAATTACCAGCAGCAGTGACCTTTAATCTCTCGCTGTTGCCCGTTTTTATAATCCAATCTCTAGCCGTACCTCCTGCTACAGCGTCACATATATTAAATGTAATATTAGAGTTCTCTGTAGATGTAACATCTAATCTAGTATCTCCAGTAGTATTTCCTACTGATAATCCTACTGACCCACTCACAGCTTTAACTTCTAATGGGTAGTTAGGACCTGTAGTTCCTATACCTAAATTACCACTTGCTATAACAACATTACTTTCAACTGTTCCATTAGGCGCAGTACCATTTAATGTAATAACACCATTGTCAGTTGTTCCAGTTAAAGAAAGAAGACCACTGCTCCCTGAAGAACCAGAGCTACCAGAAGAACCTGAATTTCCACTAGTTCCAGAAGTCCCTGAACTTCCAGAAGAACCACTACTTCCTGATGATCCTGATGTGCCACTAGTACCTGATGATCCAGATGATCCACCGCTTCCTGAAGATCCAGAGCTTCCAGAACTTCCAGATGTTCCACTAGTTCCTGATGTTCCGCTAGTTCCTGATGTTCCGCTAGTTCCAGAAGTGCCTGATGTACCACTTGTACCAGAACTTCCTGATGTTCCACTAGTGCCAGAAGAACCATCTGAACCATGTGTTCCATTTGCTCCAGAAGTCCCACTAGTTCCTGATGTTCCAGATGTCCCTGAAGTTCCGCTAGTGCCTGATGTTCCAGATGTACCACTAGTTCCTGATGTTCCGCTAGTTCCAGAAGTACCTGACGTACCACTTGTACCAGAACTTCCTGATGTTCCACTAGTGCCAGAAGAACCATCTGAACCATGTGTTCCATTTGTTCCAGATGTACCACTAGTTCCTGATGTTCCAGATGTCCCTGAAGTTCCGCTAGTGCCTGATGTTCCAGATGTCCCTGAAGTTCCGCTAGTGCCTGATGTTCCAGATGTCCCTGAAGTTCCGCTAGTGCCTGATGTTCCAGATGTCCCTGAAGTTCCGCTAGTGCCTGATGTTCCAGATGTACCACTAGTTCCTGATGTTCCAGATGTACCACTAGTTCCTGATGTTCCAGATGTCCCTGAAGTTCCGCTAGTGCCTGATGTTCCAGATGTACCAGATGTACCACTAGTACCAGAAGATCCACTAGTACCAGAAGATCCCGATGTACCATCTGTCCCATTAATTCCTGATGATCCACTAGTACCTGATGTTCCTGAAGTTCCACTAGTTCCTGAAGTTCCGCTAGTTCCTGAAGTTCCGCTAGTTCCTGAAGTTCCGCTAGTTCCTGAAGTTCCGCTAGTTCCTGAAGTTCCACTTGAAGCCGCAAACGGTGAATACCCAACTAAACCACTAGAAGAATTCCAAACTAGAACTTTTTCATCATCTATTTCTTGTTGTACATCATCAATATATACATTTCCTCCAACGTGTAATTTTCCACTTGGCTCTAGCTTGTTGATGCCAATATTTCCTGTAGCTTGATAAATTATAGAATCAAATAATAAATCGTCGCCGCTAAAAAATGGAATATATCCACTAGTCCCAGAACCAGCTAGAACATATTGACCAGAAAAGATCTGTTCTATATTATTTAATATTTGCCCAGAAGTAAAAAGAAGCGTGTCAGAAAAATCAGATACCGTACCATCTTCATAAGCGGCTCTAACTTTTACTTCATAATTTTTGTTTGGCTTTAAATCGAATTCTACTCTTGGTTCAAATTCAGAAAGTATTAAATCTATTTCTCCGGTGAACCCTGTTATTCTTTTAGCTAATAAAACCCCACTTTCAAAATTTACTGTTAACGGAGAAAATCCAGATACACCATCATATCCTGAAGGGCCATAATCTTCTGGATTTGAATATGTTCCTGTATATTTCGCGCCAGTATAAGTGCCAGTATATATTGTACCACTATACTGACCCCCACTAGGTAAAATAGAAAAAGAATTAGAAGAATTATCGTAATTATAGACGAAATATAATTCAGAACTATCTACTGAACCAGATGGAATTCTTATTTCTGAAACAGAAGTTAACACTGAACCCGTAGCATACAAATCAACAGGAAGAGAATTATAATTATCTATAAATAAAGTATGATCAGACCATTGTATGCCACCGTTTCCATAAGGCTTAAAAATAGGATCTGAACCAGAATAATAATCTGCTGTATCAAAATTACTTATAGTTCCTGTTCCAGTTCCATAAGCTATATATTCAATTGACTCTACTTGAGTGTTCTGAGAAGTAAATACATAACTAATATTATCAGAACCTTTTTCGTTTACATGAGCTTCAAATGATAAATTTTCCTGTTGAGGAATAGCATCCCATTTAACTACAGCTTTTGTATCTAAATTTTTATCGTATTTATTTTGAGATGTTGATATAAACCCTGTTAAATTATTTAAAGAAGAAGGAATTGTTTCTGTTAAATAATAAGGAGCCTTAACACCAGAACTTAAAAAATAATTCCCAGTATTAAAATAGTCGTATGGCAAAAATACAAAATTAAAAGGATCAGTATAATCAACATAATCAGCCCCAGAAACCGGCGGAACAATCTCAAAAAAAGTTTTTACTCTATTGTTTTGATAATTTAAAACCTGAGTAGAATATCCGCTCTGAAAATCAAAGAGATTAGCATTGCCAGAAGGCAAATCATTTGGATCTGCAACTAAAGTGACAGAAATATTTTTAGCATATGTATAATCATTTAAAAGCGGCGCAACTTGTAAAGGATTTGTATTAGTAAATTCGACACCAGTTATTTGTATTTCAGGATAAGTTAATATACTCCTATATACATCACTATTACCATTAACACTGTAAGATGTAAAATCAACAAAAAAAGTTCTAAAATCATTTAAATTAGCATAACCAGTGTATTTTTCAATCGTATTGCTAATAGAAGAACTATTTAGCGTTATATTTGTGCTTTTAGTTGAAGAAACTAAATTACGAATAAAATTCCTGTTAGAATCGTATAAATCCACCTTTATTCCAGAGAAATCAGGAGAACTTATATTAGAATCATTAATGACTTTATTATCAGATGTGTCAAAAACTGTAAGCTTAAAACTTATATCATCTTGAAGAATAGACGCCGAAATTAATTTACTATCAGAACTTAGTCCATAAGTTGATGGCGACACCGTGTAATCAATGCTACCATAAGAAATTAAGTTAGATATATCTAAACCTCGTATCTCAAAAGAATTACTTGGCCCTGTCGAGCCTGATGGACCTGTTATAATCGGCATATTTTATATTACACTTCAATTATTTTGTTTTCTACATCATAGATGTATATTTTTATAGAAGATGCTGAAGAAACCACGTTAGACACTTCTTCAGGGAATTTTCCTAAGAATATTGTCTTTTGCTCAGCATTAGTAATGGGTACTTTAAATCTGATAGATTGATTTTTAGATATTATTTTACAAACAAATCCTCCACCTGAAGACAGTATTTGATCTACTTTAACATAATACTCATTATTCAAAGAAGCTTGAGTATCTATATAATTTTTAATCACATCAAATTTCAGAGTCAAAACAGCGTAATTATCTGAAGAGTCATCTTCTAAAGCTGATTCAGATTCTGAAAACGAATAATCAAAATCTAATTGACCGATTTGAGTGATACTTTTTCGATCTAAACTATAGTAAGAACCTTGCATTCCTGTTAAATCAACTTCCGTTATATTTTCAGAAGAAGAATAGTTTATCGTGTTCTTAGAAACGCCGCTCCGCACATCTATTATATTGTTATCAAGACTCAAATATTTATTTCTATCATATTTAATAGCAAAAATAGAATACTCATTGACATCTTGCTCAGCTATGCTAACTATTTTATATAAGTTTTTATTATCTAAAGAATCACTTTCTTGAGACTCATCTTCTTTATCTATACTAGAATAAACTATATCAGACTGGATAATAAATGGAGAAGATCCAGAAATTTTATAGAAATTAGAAAAAGCTTCTACATCAACATTACCGTTCGAGTCTAGCGGCTCTCTGATATAAATCCTATTTGTATCATTTTCTATGCGCTCAATATATAATTCTATAACATCTTCTCTTTCTTGGTTGTCAAATTGATCCGAATTAGATATATCCTTATAAGAATCGTATGTTTTATCACATAAAAATTTGATCTTACTTCCAGCAAATCTTACATCGATTTTCCTATCTACAACAATATATTTATTAGATCTATCAACAGAAACTACTCTCCCTTGTAAAAGGTAATCACTTTTAAAAGAATCTTCTATCTGAATCACATCTCCGGGCTTTAAAATGATTCCCTGCATATCAGTCGAAAATGTAACAGCATTATTTTCGAATCTATTTGTAGCTAAAAGCCACAAGCCCATTCTTCTCGCCTGATCCCTAGAAGTAACCCCAAATCCTAAAATTTCTTTTGATACAATTCCATATTCTTTTATCAATTCGCTATCTTCTACAACTTCAACTTCATCTTCAAACTTATTATATCTATCTTTATATAAAATTTTTGCTACGCTATAATTACCATCAACGCTACCAGTAGAATAAGTAAAAACCCCATCCTTCACATTAGTATTATTAAACATGTAAGAAATAGGCTTAGAAACATCAATGGTGGTAGTAATTAAATTGTTCCTATAATAAGTCAAACCCCTAAAAATAGAAGTTATATCATTTAATAATTTTAAACATTCTGTTTCATTATCTATAAGAACATTCGCTGTAAATCTAGACTCTAAAGGATCTCTATAACCTAAAACCCTAGGTAGACATTTGCCATTTAAAGATTGACCTGAATCACTAGCTGAAAAAATAGGAGTATTAGCATAATCAGATTTTAATTGATCGTAACCTGCTTGCCACCAGTTTGTGGTGATAAATTCTAATATATGATTAACAGCGCCATGTTGAGTATTTTTCTTAGATTCATTAAGCAAATTTTCTAATTTTACTATGCTTTTATTGTCTACTAAAGAACTGTCCGAAACCATTTTATCCCTAAAGGTTTTGATCATGTTTCCAGTTTGCTCTTTTTCAAAAGCCATAGTTGGCCCAATATAAGGCATCAGATGAAAACGAAACACTGAACCCTCACCTTCAGGCGTCGATTGAAATTCAAAAATATTTTCATCTGTCGCTGATTGCATCATATTTCCCTCTTCTATATTCTGAACTATTTTTCTAGCATTATTGACCTCTCCATCATTTATATCATATAAAAAGATAACAGAATTATAAGCTCCACCATTATTGTTTGTGTAATTTATGTTATCAGAAGAATAATTTGGATGATATTTATTTTTTATATCAGTTAAAGAATTTACCTGACCGTTCTGAGAAGTCTTCGAAAGAAAAATATGCCACTTATAATTAGGATAGTAAGTAAAGTAATCTTCTGACGCTCCTCTTGGGGAAGTAGAAACAACTAACTCATCGCAATATTTTGCTATTTTATATAGCTCCCATTTATTCAAATCTTCTAGTAAAACCTTCCCATTACCAACTCCATATCTATTATTTGTACAAATATCATAAAAAATCCAAGCAGGATTATCTGTCCACCTTAAAAAATTACTAAAATTCCCATCCCAATTACCAGAATATTCTTTCGCTTCTGGATCATAATTATTTGGAACTTTTATTTTAAGTAACTTCAAATCAAAAGTCCTATCAGGATCATTTTTAAAATGCTTAGAAGAAACAGATGATTTAACTACAGCTGAATACGGATAACAAAATTTTCCCTTCTTCTTCATCGATTCAACAATCGAAGAAACACCAAAAAGCAAAGATAACTTTGCATCATCATAAGCTACTTTTCTTGTTAAAGGGTAAACTCTGATATAATATTTTTTATTAAGGAAAGGATTTAGGTTTAAATCAAAAGTTATACCAGAAACATAATTACTTTTAGAAATCCCTACTATACTAGAAGTTATATAAACAGAATCATTTGTTCCATCTTCAAAAAGTTCCACAACAAAAGTTATTTGACTTTCTCTTGTGCTACCGTTCCCACTTAATCTAAAAACTTGATCAGCTGAAATATTAACAGTTATTTGATCCGCAAATCGATTTTTTATTTCATGAATGAAAGGATTACAATAGTTTTTAGCTAATTTAATATTATCAAGCCATTTGTTAAAAACATCAATATCTCCAGCGCTTAAACTGCTATTTGAAGTAATCCCACCTTCCAAAAAACCATATTTAGTAATTATCCCGTTTTCTAAATGTATATAAGATGTTTTCTGAGTGAAATTTTTAGCAGCCTCAAACCCATAATTGGAATTAGGAATCGATTGCCACTGCCCCCCATTATATTCAACATGAGCAAAATCCTTTTCATTCAATAATAAATTTTGTCTATAATTAAAAACTGTAGAAGGAAAATCATAAAAACCATCATTATTTTCTGAACCATAAAATATACTAAAACCTTGAGTAACAAAATTAAATTTATTTAATTTTGAATCTATGAGCGGAACATTGTTATAGTAAACGCCTTTACCTAAAATAATATTTGAATAATCCTTATTAGATAAATATTTTAAAATATTTCCATCAGAATCAACAAGCCCAGCTATAGGCCCTTCGCAGATTAAATCAACCGAAGATAAAAATTCATCACTCTCTAATTTAGTTTTAGGATTTTCTACCAACTGTGATAAAGCTGTTATATTACCAACCCATGACATATTTAATTACTTTCTTTTATTTGATATGGAGATAAAACATAATCTCCAGCTTCATTTTTAGGACCTGATGCAGTTGAACTTAAATTATTTATAGAAATATAGTTAGAAACAACCGCACTACCTAATTTTAACCTGCCATAACCGATAGGAACAACTATATTTCTAGCTGTAACATTTCTAATTCCTCCTAAAATTGTAGAATTTGTTTTAACATCTTTAGGCGCTTTTGGACTCATCATTTTAGTTATAACTATCGAAGCCACAGTCAAAAGCACTCCTATAATAAAAAGTTCTAAACCACCAGACCCCTGAACAATAGGAAGTATTTCTACTTTATTATTTTTTTTTAATACATTACTATTTAAAAGATACGAAGGCATAGCTTTGCCATCTATAAAAACTATAAAATGTGTTGCAAATTTTTGTAAATCATAAAAACATCTTGAAACCTTAGAAGTATTAGCTTCTATAGCTTCAAATATTTCTAAAACAGATGATACATTTAACCTCCATTCAGAACCGAATTGTTTACCTAAAATTCCTCTAAGAGTTATATCGACCATTATTTCTCCTTGTGATAAAATTCATCATTATTTACACTATATAAAAGCATATCCATATTAAAAAAATACTGATTCTCTAAATCCCATTCTGAAAATCCAGTTCTCTCTATATGAGCAGGATGACTATGAAAAAGCACACAATCATCTTGCCAAATACATTCTTTAGGAGAAATCAAAAAATAATTTACTGGATCAGGATGAATGTTCTCTTTCTCTATAAATTTTTCTCTATAAATAAACCCACAAATTTCTTTCTTAGATTTCAAAGATTTTTCTTTTAAAACACTAAGTAAAACTTTATTATTTTTTATTTTAGCTAGGTAATTCATAGTCATAACTTACTGTGCCGGGAAAGCCACCAAATGGAATTTTTTGACTTTTATCTGTCTGATTAACCCTGAATCTCGCTAAACAACCTGATAATTTCTTAGAGCATTTATCTTCTTTCCATATTTGACTATTAGAAAGGGGATCTATGCCTTTAGACCCATCTTTAGAAATACAGATAAAAAATCTAGAAGGCAATTCTGAATTTTGAGTTAAAGAATCTTTTGTGAAATCAAAGTTTATATCAGGATCAATCTTCACAAAATCACCTCTTTGATAATTAATCTCACTATTATAATCTCCTTTATAAATTAAATCTTGAAAATTATAAGAATCATAATACCTAAAATCTTCAGAAGTGTCTCTAAGAAATAATTTATCATTTTCGTCTGCTATTGGTATTCCTAAATTTCCGTCTTCAAAGCCACTGAAAAATTCACTACTAGGCTTAAAAGAAGAATTACTTATTTCAGAATCATTCACATCAACTCCATATTTATAACCTAAATATGAATTAATAGATTTAATTTGAGTTTCAGATAAAAGTTTTTGAAATATTATTATTTCATATATAACTATATGGCTTGATGTATTGGTGCTCGAATTAAATCCTAAATTTTCTATATCATGACTTAAGCCAGACCCATACTCAGGCTCCAAAGAAGATATTTTATAACCATTTTTAAATAAGTTAATTTTATTTATATCGCCGGGGTCTGATATATCAGAATAATTATCTTTAGGTATTGAGCAAGAATAAATTATAGGAGTGTTTACATTATTTGCCAAAGGGTGCTCTGATCCTAAAGCTCTATTATTAGTATTTTTAATTTGAACAGAATCTAATTTAGAATTTTTATCTAATACGCTAGAAGACCTATTTCCAGAATAACCTATAAAAGTGTTTAAATTTTCTGTTTGTAAACCCCTCACAAAATATCCACCTTTCTTTTTCCATGGAGTGTATGTGCTATTTGATCCAGCAAAAGCGTTAGTTGGTTCAGCTATATAAAACACTGTTAAATCTTTACCGCTAAAGTCATAACTCAACTGTATTTTTTGGAATTGATCAAAAGAGTCACCAAAATTTGGCAAAATAGGACAAATTCCATAATTATTTTTTAATCTTCCAGTGTTGTAATAAACAACTGGACCAAGAGTACTTGTCCAAGTTATATCAGTATTAATATTAGCTAAAACATCACCCGAAGCAGAAGCATTTATATCTCCGGCTTTATTTTCCCAAGCAGTAGCTGTTTTAAAATATTTATAAATAACTTCTGGTCCGAAATTTTGTAAATACTTTACATATTGAGAGAAATCTTCTGAAACTGTAACGCCTGAATAATTAAACCAAGACCCAAGATATTCCCGAATAGTATCGCTGCCACCATCATAACTTGCAACCACGCCTTCTAAGGTTGTGTAAGCTGGCTCCAAAACACTAACGTAAGGCCCAGAATACCCTAAATTTTTACCATAATTGCAACCATAACCCCTATATTGCCAAGGGCAGCTATTATTATAAACCTTTCTAGAAGGGCAAGTTAAACCATCTATATCTAAAATATTAGATAATTCAAATTCGACTCTTTCTTTATTTTCTAAATTCTTTTTATTTATAACGAATTTATCACTAGATATGAATTCATTAAACCCAGAAACGCCCAAAGGATTTTTTGATTCTCCACCAAAATTCACAGCATCTAAATCTTTAGCTAATAGTTTTTTTCTATAAAATTCTTTCCCAAGCAAATCCCCTCTATCTTTTATTATATTACTAATAAAGTTATTAACATTACTTATACTAAAAGTTGGTCTATTTTGTTTTCCTTCTGAATCATATTGCAAATTAGACATCTCACACGGAATATATAAATAAGAGCGGCCTTGAAAAACTAAATCCTTATTAAAATTTTTCGACCCATGAAAATAAAGATAACCCTCAAAATCATTCAACTTAATTTCAAACAAGTCAATGATTTCGCTATTCTTAAGTAAAAATAAATTTGACATTTTAATTCGAGTATAGATTTAAAAAGTTATGGCTTAATGGTAAACCAAACGATAGCTGACTATTAGTTCCAGAATCATGCTTTGCTACTTGCAATCTTCCGCTTGAAGATTTAAGAATTAAAGGAGCGTAATAACTAGCTAAATACTCCATAATAGAATCGGACGCTAGATTTCTTTTCTGAACATCAGCTGCAGCTCCGTGAATATAATCAAACAAATATAATCTTGTCTTAGTGTCCTCGCTTGAATCTGAATCGTTGTTATTTAATTGAATTAACATTTCCCGAACATTTTTGCCTGACTGAAGACCTAAATAACTATTAAAAACTTTTTTTCCATTTATAAAAGTTTCATTTTTTAGAGCTTGTATAGAATTGCTTGATGTGTTAACCAAATTAGCTTGATGAGCGCCTATAGTTGAGTGCATTTTTACAAAAAATAATTCAAAAGCAGCTAACTCAGTCGAATCAGACAAAGTGAACTTTTCATTATCAACTGTCGTAAAATTAGGAGTTTTAGCTAAATTAAAATCTTTAAAAACAAAATGACTAGCTACTTCTCTAGAATTAATATTTTGCGGATCAATTGTTAACTTGCTACGCCACTTACTACTATCAGAATTAACTTCCATTTGGTTAGAATAAATGAAAAAATCTCTTTCTGCTGTAGAATATTCTTTTCCATCAGACAATTCTTGATAAGATCCGGGTAAAACAAAAGCCGGAGTATTTAAAGATGACCCCACAAAAGAAGCTCTAGTTCCATTTAAGAAAGGAGATCTATAAAAATTGTATATCAAATTATTTGGATTAAAAGGCGCTGATTCCATACCCCAAAAATCCTCAGAAAGTTCTTGCGTTGAACCCCAATATGTTGCATCAACAAATTTATGAATAGCACTACATCTATCCTTACTTAACATTTCATTAACAGTATCGACATAACTATTGTTTTTTAATTGTTTTCTTGCTAAAGCAAAAACTAATATTGTATAATTTGGCCTTAAATCAACACCGCTTGAAGACCCCCAAAAAGCCGGAAGATCATTTGAGTTATTATTAAAAGCCTGAATAGCATTAGCTTGACTGGCCGCTCCAGTTAACTCATAAAATTTTCTACCATAAGCTTCTCTTACAGTTAATACATTGCTACTATTTTTTAACTGAATTGTTTTTCCGGCAGAAGAATCCCAAGTACTTTTTACTGCTCCAGCAGAATCAGATATTCCTTCTGTTTTAAATCTAAATAAAAATGTTGAGCTAGGTAAAAACGTTTTTGAATCTCTCTCCGAAAATCCTAAATACACATTAGGGAAATTTCCCGCACTACCGCTAGACCCAGAAGTACCAATTAATTTTCCATCAGACCCTCTTCCTTGAACATCTTTCCATTCTTCATTTGAAGGGTAAGGTATCTCATTATAATTAGATAAATCACTTTGATTAGAATTATTTTGTTCACCATTAGCTATATTAGCTCCGACGTTTGTCACATTCGTTTTGTAAGCATCAGTACCCCCAAGACCGGCATAAAAAACACTATCTTTATCTTTATTTACATAGTAATCAAAAACTTTTGCTGCATAATTTAAATTATCAAAATCAAAAATAGGACCACCATCTTCTGCGTTCACAACTGCGGTTCCATTCCATTCAGCGCCTTCGCCATTATAACCCGCAATAGAAATATTTTCAAAATTCAAAACTAAATTAAACTTATTACTTGCATTAACCGAATAAATAAAATTTTCACCTTCTGGCTTTTTCAATCTTATCGCAGCCACCCCTTTTGTCTGTGAGTCAATTCTACTATTAGAATTAGGTGCGTCAGAATTAGAATAAAAATTTAAAACAACTCCTGTATAAGCAGTAAAATCATATGAATTGTTATTTGCTTCGTATAATATCTCAGCCAAATCTATTTCATATTCTTGATCTATGCCTTTATTTATTGTTAAAAAATCTGTCCCAAAACCTAAATTATCGCCGGGACTAGGATGTAGCCCACTATAAGTTATATTATCTATAGGATTAGTATCGTCAGGCTTAAAACCAGTACAATAAGTATAAGAACTATTCTCATTAACACCATTCACAGCAATCAATCTGGCATAAATATAAGAATCTGTAGGAAGATTATTTATTTTATAAGAAAAATCTCTTATTCCGTAATTATAATAATCTAAATATTGAGGCTTAGAAGATTCTGTATTTTTTGCCACCTGAATATCGTACGGAGAATCAGCAACGTGAGCAGAAAAACTAGAATCACTGCATAAATCTATTTTAAAACCAGAGACAAATGCCTGACCACTCAATAATTGCCATTTGAAATCTAAATTGTATCCATCTTTTTCGTTATAAGATTCTATAGCAAAAAATCTTCCGGGCTTAGTTGGATTTACTGGATCTAAAATTCTTTGCCCTGTTATTTTTATAGTAATTGCTGAATCTAAATCCCCTTCTGAAGATTGAGAAATGATACTTAGGTCTGCAGTTTCTATTCCAGTTGTTTGATAAGTGGGCCAAAATGTAGAAAAAGGCTTGTGGGCTACATAAATATTACCAGATTCACCAGCTCCCAAACTAAGAGAAACGGAGCTAATCGATGTATCCACATTATTTATATCAGAAGCTACAAATAAAGTATCATATAAATTATCATCTACCGCATCAGTATCTGGTAATGGATCATTGTTTGTAGTAAATAAAGATGTTTCTGACATCTCAGCAACATAGCTAACAGGTTTATCAGATCTATTAAAAATAGAAATACCAGTATAACTCCCAAAACCTGTCGGCACGGGATTTAAATAAACTCCTACGTTATAATCAGTACTCATATTATATACTCACAAATTCTATTTGAGTGTCGAAATTTGTTACTACAGAAGACTTCGCTCTAAACTGTATAAATTTTGCTTGAATATCATTGTTGTTATAAAAATTATAAGAATGACTCCACTCTGGACAATAAACATCTATCTCTTTATTATAAGGCTGCGGCAAAGTATATCTAAATATTTTAAATCCAGCTTTATCATCTAAAAATTTTAAAATAGCCCTCGCTTCTCTATTAGACCTACTAGAAAAAGATAAATTAAATTCTAAATTATTATAATTTATACCATCTTTTAAATACTCTTTTGTTGCTGCTTCGTATTCGGCTGCAGTTAACCTCAATTGCTCTGGTACGCTATATTCAATATCTTGTTTAAAATAAAATTCTTTTGTAAAGTGAGAATCATTACCTAAAGGAGCATTAGCTTCTTCAATAGCTGTATCAATTTTTGCTCCAGTATAGTAATAATATCCTCTCTGCGAATAAATTGACGACTCAACATACACAACATCATTGTAATCAAAACCAACTAAATCATTAGAATAAGTTCTTATATTAGATTCATCTAACTGAACAAGCATACCTTTATAATCTAAATTACTATCATATAAAGATTCTGCTTTTATAGAAATATTATTTATATTGTTATAAGGTGTCGAATGATCTATATCTAAAAAGTAAACTTCTGCATCTTTCTTAAAAGGTTGAAATAAATCAATATCAACACCCTTGTAACCTTCATAGATACTCTTATTTTCTCTTTCTGGAGTATTTTCAAAATAAGTTATAAGACACTTTGCTTGAGTATCTGTAAGTCCATCATACTTTAAATTAAGCGTAGTATTTAAACTATTTATATTTCTAGATACATTAGATTGATAGCCATCACCAAAATTAGATCTCGACAACTTTGCCGAAAACTCAACTGACGACCCATAACTCAATTTAAATAAATCATCTATATCTTGAGTCCAATAATCACTCCCAGTATAACCTAGAGGAGATTTAGAAAATCCAGCTGGTACATCTTTCTTTGCGAAATAAAGACCATCTGAATCAAAATAATTTTCAAATAAATATTTTTCGTAAGAATCAAGATCGCTCTCGCCTAATACTCCACTAAAAGAAAAGATATCGTAATACTTAACTCCGTTAGAATTATTTGTATTTCCTAATTTAATGAATCCCGACTTCCAACCTGAATAATAATCTTCATAATCACCTAATTGATGACCATTTTGCCTTACTGTTATAATAGGACCTGAACTTCCAGAGATTCCAGATTTTTGAACTAAAGTTATTATATTGTGCGTATCATAAACCGGACAAACCGCATTAAATTCTGTTTCATCTACTATTATTTTTGATTGACCTACAGCATCTTCACCGCTGACTCTTAAAAATCCTGAAGGACCAGATCCGAAATTGTTATATGCCCATCCATCTTCTCTATCAAATCGAATAATATTCTGAACTGAATTATTATCCGAATTATTAGATGCGTTAAAACATATAAAAGTTGTTCTCTCAACACAATCAAAACCAGAACCACTCAAAAATTGATCATCAAATAGCTCAATATAATTATCATTAAAATTAACAAAAGGTCTTAAAGATTCATCATCTGATAATTGTAATAAATTTGCGTATTGATTATCTTCATTTTCGGATTGAGCTACTTTATTTTTCCAGCCAGTAACATTATTATCTAACCCTAAATTAAAACTATCTATATATTCATTATTAAACCAAAACAATAATCCAGTTTGACCAAGGCCCGTGTAACTAGGGTAAATAGATTTTTCTGTATTTAATTGAAAATCTATAATATCATATTTGTTGTATGATTGAGAATAATCATATTCTGCAATATTTTGAATGTTTAACCCTGATAATATATAGCTCATTTTATACCAACGTCTTTCTTTCTGTTACTGTTTGTTGAATAGAAGCTTCTGCTAATAAATATTGACCATTAGAAACATTGTAACTTTGATTAGATAAGACCCCGCTTACCTGAAAAGAGTTTAAAGAAGTTCCATAAAAATCTTTTAAATAAATTGTGCTAGTAGCATTTTTTCCATTTATGGATACCAATTTACCTAAATTATTTGAACTTAAATTTATTTCACACTGCTTATTTAATTTTGCCACCCTGAAAGGAACTATTTCTTCTACATTAAAAAATGAAGGTCTGTCACAGCTAGAAGAATAAGAAAAACTAACTACATCCCCTACAGCATCTAAGCCTTGCCCAGCTCCACCGCTGCTGCCGCTGCTACCATTATTACCTGAAGTTCCAAAAATGCTTTCTTTATCTAAATAAGATTTATAAGCATTAGCTATATATTGAGGCACTTCTTTTCTCAATCGACTTATCACCGGTTGCTCAGAAAAATCTTCTACTTTGACATTTCCATACCAATCAAAACTTGCTGAAATTAAAATTGGTTGAAACGGCTCGACACTAAAAGAAATAGATTTAGGATAAGCTCCAGTTATATTTACGTTTGCAAATCTAACATTTACTGCAGCTTCATCTGTTCCTGTTATATTTAAAAATGAAGGCAAAGAACCAGTTAAATAAAATTCACAATCTAAACTCCCGACTACAGCACTACTCGGAGCGTAATTTAATAAAGACCCATCACTTAAAACTACAGCATCAACAGAAGCGCTAGCACTCAAGCCTACTTGAGAAGCATAAAAATTCTGAGAATTGATTTTAAAATCAATATTTCTATAGTTTATGAATTTAGCCATTTTAATCTACTGTGTATGATACGCTTGACATGATAGTACAATTAATGTCTGTAGCTGGACCCGTAGCTTGACAAATTCTATACTGAACTAATTGACCCTCTGCAAAACTTGCATTACCTGAAAAACTTGTGAATGTATACACATTTCCAGCACTAGAAATGCTATTTAAATTAAACTGAGCAACAACGCCATTTGTCGGCAAAGTAGATGGAGCCGTATTTGCTGTATCAGAAAAACAATCTAATTCCTCGTCTGTTCCTCCAGAAGAAGCGTTCACAACTGATATTTCAAATCTCGCGCCATCAGTAAAATGAGTTAAAGAAGTGTCTGCTGTTACAATTTTTATTTTTT